TCACCTCTTAGCTCTAGTATTCGTATAAAAGCATCACCATTTTGACATAGATGAGGCTTGTCTACCATAAATGGTTCGAAACTATCTAGCTCATCGCCTTTTGGTAATTCTAGGTATGGTTGTTTTTCTGACTTTGTATCTGGTGTGTTTGCTACTGCATTAACGCCAAAAACAAAAACCAGACTAAGTATTAATAGTAATTGTTTCATGGCTTACTTCCTTATTGAACTCTGTAGTGATTTCCTCTATCATTGGAACATAAGCCTTCTTGTCTTTGATAAATTCTTGCACTACACCGTCCTCTGTTACGACCAATATAACAATCTGGTCGATTGATTGAGCAGTCCGCTCCTCAAACATTTCGGCATAGGCAGATGCTTGAATATAGTAATTTTGATTGTATTCATCGCTACGCTCTCTTGATGCCGTTTTAAAATCAATCACCGACAAGATACCGTTGTACTCAGCAATGCAATCAACTCTACCTGCTAATTTGTATTTATCCGAATATAAGCTACATTCTTGAGCTCGAATGTTGTCAATGTTGCATAGAACCTTTGTGCTTAATTGTTGAAACAAACAATATGGTAAGAAATCTTTTTTAGCTTTGTCAATATCAAACGTATTATTAAGGTAATCTTCACACATATGGTGAACCTTAGTACCTCTTGACGCAGCTGTTCTAGAAATATAATTAGCGACATCTTCACCCACCCGTTTACGCCACTCGAACAAACCTTTTTTATTTCGTGTAGATAATACCGTAGTGATCGAGGGATACTTATTTCCCTCTGGTGTAATGTAATATCTTTTCTTTTCAATAGTTTCTGTTGCCAACTCTGGCAACGTCACAGGCACATGATTAAACAATTCCTACTACCCTCATTCTGTCAACTAATCTTTGAGCTCTATTAGTGACTTGACGATACCAACCTGAGTCAACCATTTCGTCTGCAGCTTTCTCCCAATCTTGAGCATCCACTCCAGCTTTCATACCTTTAAATTTAGATAATCTTGGTCTTCCCATGTTAAACATCATATTTGCTATTATTTGTTGTACTTCCTCTGGTAAAGTATCAAAGTTAGGATATAGAATCTTACACTCATCTATAACAACTTGACAATCTTTATCAAATAATTCTTTTACTCTTTCCTCTGATACAGGTGTTCCTACATCTTGACCATGCTCTGGGTCTGATTCTAATATCAAGTGACCTATGCCACAAGTTGGGTAACCCAAGTGATCTTTATATATTTCGTATTTTACACCTTCATCTATTTCTAATTGTTCTCTTAACTTATCAATATCCATTATTGCTCCAATCCTAAACCAAGTTTAGTTTTTTCTATTAAATATTCTCTTATGAAACCTGAACGTACTATATCAGCAATTGTAAATTCAGTTACATTAAAAGATTTCATATTCTCTAATATTCTCATAAAATCATGTAAACCATTCTTGTCATTTGTTTTAACTAAATCAGTTTGAAAAAAATCACCTGCAAAACATATCTTAGAGTTTTGACCAACTCTGGTAATTATAGTATCTAACTCATGAAAGTTTAAATTTTGACACTCATCAACAATTATAATAGAATTATCAAAAGTTAATCCTCTTAAAAATGATGTTGACATAAAGTACATTGAACCTTGATTAATCAATCTATCATATAACATATTAAACGCTTGTTCATTTGGTTGTTGAAACATAAACTGAACCATGTTTCTATATGGTATTTGATATAATGCTGACTTATCTTCCTCGTCACCAGGTAAAAATCCTATCTCCCTTGTAGGAATTAGTGATCTAACCACAACTACTTTATCGTATTTTGATTTTAAATTAAGAACGTCTTGAAACGCCTTATATAAAAGAATAAAAGTTTTACCTGTTCCAGCTGCTCCAAAGACAAACTGGTTCATGTCTTTATCCCAAGTATCAAATACTGCCTTTTGGTTTTCACCAATAGGTTTGATCTTGAGCATATCCTCTAATCTTACATCTGTTTTATTTTTTGACATAGCTTTCAGTACCACTTTTCTCAAAGTATTTATTAATCATTTGCAATAAGTCATCATAATCAGCGATTATTCTAACCTCTTTCTCTATTGTTTCAATAACGTCTGGGTGCTCTGCTACACCTACAGGTTTTTCTAACAATACTTCAACATTTGCAATATGTTTGTCGATATGACCTTGAGCATGTGACTTGAAAGCTTTAAGTATGGTATCTCTCATTTAATAAGTCCTCGTTTTCTTAGTATGCTTTTTGCTTTTAGTTTACCATGTGATTCACCAGAACCAAATCTATCTGCAAGAGGTGAATTAGGATGATTTTCAGCTACTTTTTGTAAAACTTCTTTCATCCCACCATCTTGTTTGATTCTATCTCCCACACCACCAACAATGTTTATAGGCGTTGGCATTTGTTTGTATCTAGGATTATCTTTTAAAAACTTTTCTAACTCATCCCAGCTACAAAATTCTTCGTATATATCCTCTGTCTCTGTATCTCGTATCAAATAAGTTGGCATTAGTCAGTACCTCCAACTTTTATTTCCATGTCTTCGGTCAATACAAGAGGTTGTTTTAATTTTTCTCTTAACTCTGTATTTTCTTTTCTTAATTTTCTTACTGTAGATATTTTTGACATTAACTCACCATTTGTTTCTTGATGATATCTATTCATATCTTCTAGTCTTTTTATTTCTTTAATTAAATCTTCTCTAGATAACTTATCAAAGTTTTTTATTCTAGGATGATCATCAACTACGTAATTCCTTTTGTCCTTTGTCATACCAAATCGGTGTCTCTCTGTTTTTCCATGTTGCAAAATCTTTTTTATAATTTATATAGTAGTTATGATAAGCCGATATTACACTCTCTGTCTTACAATCATCTGGCATACATTGAGGTAATTCTGTTACTTGTCCGTGAGGAATATTTGTAGGGCATCTTTGTAACCATAGAGAAGGTTTAGCTGCACCATGTATCTTTCCATATCTATATTTAAATTCTGCTAGTGTCGCCATGTATAAAAAGAAAAGTTTATAATAATTACCACTAGTCTCTCTTACCCATATACCATCGGGGTGTTTAACGTGTGATGCTTTATATAAATGATTTTCTCTCTCGTCATCAAGTCGCCATCTTTTTGCTTTGCGACCTGTTTTAGTTTCGCCAATATATTCTGTACCGTCAAGTACCCTATGAGCAGTACTCAATAGTTGAGCATACTCAATGGGCATCTTGACAATATGTTTATCACAATGCATTTCTGCACAAATGGCAGGGTCTCTGTCAAGTTCAAAAATGTTCATTATGATTCTACTCTACACTAGATTCAGGTTGTTTGTCAACCTCTATAATCTCTGTAATATTTTTTTCAATATTAGATAGAGATTGTGCTTCCTCTATTTCGAGTTTTTTGTTAACTTCTTTCTCAAGTTCTATCCAAGCCTTTTTAGACTTTAGTTTAGAATAGACCATTTGGTCTTTCTTGATTCTGTTAACTATTATTTTTTGTGCCTCTAGATCAGAGTATTCAAGTAATACATATGCAGTAAATTGAGCACCACTAGCATGTATTTCAATCTTCTCTGGTCTATATCCAGCAACATCTACAGAAGCGACAACATTTTTCATTGCCTTCTCAAATTCTGTAAGACTTGTAGCATTGATATCGTCATCTGTACCTAATCTAGTTACAAACGATTTTATCATCGCATCCATTTTACCATTTATTCTATCTGCTAAAACATACTTAGCATTCATTGTTGCTAAGTCAACAGATAATTGAATATCAGGTGCAGTTGCAGCCCCAGCAGTAAAAATAGAACCTTCCTCTTTAGGAAGTTTCTTATACCATTTTGGTACTTCAACTATAGTTTGATTTACTTTTTTTTCTTTGTGTTCAAGTATCGCTGTAGTCGGACTTTTGTTAGCCGCACAACCTGTTAAAACAAGTCCACCAAGAAGAAACATAATTATTAGTTTCAAGTGTTTCATGATTTAAGACCCTCCAATGTGTCTATTGTTTTATCAATTGTGCCAGAGTCGTTCAAGAAATTTAGTATGTCTGGCCACAATCCAAATTTCACTATACAGATACCGATTACGATACCTATTATAATCTTAATCATATTAGTTCATCCAATCATTATAAAAATCTGTCAAAGATACAACAGGCCAAGTATTCTCTATTACATAGTCATCTGGTTTCTGTATATCAATTGACACGTGTTTAGTCTCACATGTAAATGAAACTTCAGCACTTATTATTTCTTTACCCTCATACTTTACCCTCTTAATCATATTACAATCTTGATAAGGGTCTGCGAGTGCTGTTAGACAATAGAACAATACCACCAAAACAGTTATAAACAAAAATGTATTATTAGGTCTTGGTGGCATGTAACTCATAATCTAATCTTTTTTAGTTTTAATTAACTTACTCTCTGACCAAACTTTCTTTTGGTACTCTTTAGTTTTCTCAACCTCATTACTTAACCATGTAAATATTTTACCTGGCACACTAGCAATATTATTAGCAAACTCATTAATAGTCATATCTGACTCTGCTTTAGCTGTTGTAGTAAATGAAAATAATGTCAAGAAGAACATAATCATCACTTTTCTCATCATATACCTTTCTATTAAAACTAATAGTCTTAATTCGGTGTAGAGTTATAATAAGACTTGGCAAGAGTTCTTTGTTTTCTGTATGCTTCTCTTTCCCATGGTAACTTACTATAACTAGTATTCTCTTTAATGTATCTGTTACGCCAACGATAGACACCTTTTATTGCGTTGTCTGTCATTTCGTTTCTTGCGTACTGTTTCACATGCACCATTTCATGGCACAAAGTTTTAACCATTTCGTCAAAACTTAATTTCTTTTCTATCTCTACTTCAAAGTTTCGATTGTTCTCTTGCATTAAACAAGTACCAACCGTGTTTTCTTTTTTAGGAATTCTTTTAAAGACAACATTGATATCAAGAGTTCTCATTCTTGGCATCAACTTTTGAATACAATGTTTTACCACATCTCTAGCAACAGAATGTTGAAGTCTATTACCATTTTTTGCTGTGATTATATTCATCGTCTCATTCCTCTTTCTATTAATATACCTGGTTTTGTCTTGATTGTCAATAGTATTTATTTTTTCAACTTTTGATTTTATAAGTCTTTTTGAACCAGTCTCGTTATAAGTATTGGAATATGGGGTGGTCGGTATTGTCGCACTCATTACTTTGATCTATATTTCTCGTTTAATTTTTCTATTGTGGATGCTAAGAAATATGCTGAAGTTGAGAAGTTTCCAAACATGTCTAAATTTTGAGGAAAGCATTTTCCACCATATCCGTATTGTCCGTCTGGCCCTGGCACTTGAAAGTGTATATCAGCTGCCATTCTAGGGTCTTGTACTAAAGTTTTTTGTAGTTCATGATAATCATCACCTGCAATGTCTTTTAAAATATTTGCAAATGTAACTTTCATCGTATAAAAAGAGTTAGTTGCTACTTTCATTAAAGCTGCAATCTTTGGCGTGGTGTGATAAAAAGGATGTCTACCTTTTGATTGATGAACTATATTCATATCTGCATCTGTTCTGGTCACTCTAATCATATCTTCAAATATTGTAATATCTTTTAATAATTTAAGTTGTTTAATACTTCCACCAAACACATTACAAATAGGATTTCTAGAATCTTCTAACCAAGTTCTCTCTGTTAGAAACTCTGGCCATACACCTGCCGACATAAATTCATCACCAAGTATATTGTAATCTATTGTTGATCTGATAATGATGTCATGATGTTTTTCTTGTGGTACTGCGTTCAAATATTCTTTTACATTATCAGTAGGTGTACATATAAAGATAATGTCTGCATCTTTCCACGTTCCGTTTAAGTTTCTACCTGGGTCATGTATAACAAACTCTGTATCATTCATAAAACCTTTTTTCAAAGTTCTTTGCGTTGCTTGTCCTACGGTTCCGTATCCTACTATTGCTAATTTCATAAATCCTTTTTATCTACCAATTGATATCCACCTTTGTTGTAAGCGATTGTCACACACTTGCCTTCTGGCAAATCTAATTGTGGATATATTTTTTTCTTTGTTGGCCCAACTATTCTATCACTCGTGGGTACAGAGGGTCTACAAGATAAATCTGGCATCGGGTATCCCTCAAAATTATTCCATATCTCACCTGTGTCTATATCTATATTAACTCCAAGTGACTTAATATATTTGTAGTGATCTCTTAATTTCTTTTTTAATAATTCTTTTTTAGTCATAGTAATAAATCGGGGTGGTCATTACAACCACCCCAAGAGTACCCGTTCACTTACCTCATCATATATGGGTACTCTGACTCTTGCGTTTGATGATGAGAGGTTGAGAGGTCGCAAGAGTCAAACTGTTAATTTTGTAATTTAATTGTTATGATACCACTCACAATCATAACACCAATCATAGAAAAAAACATTAACCAGTTTTCATTGCCTAAACAATGTCCACCACAATCTTCGATTGCACCAACTGCCATTATCGGGGCAAGTATAGTGATCAAAGCAAATAATGTCGTAAAATGATTTTTCATATTAACCTCTCAATTGTTTATTCTTATACTAAACCTAAAGCGTTTTTGTATAATTTTTTTGCACCATCGTGATCTTTAAAACCATACTCTTTAGCCCAATCCATTGATGAAGACGCCATGACAGTATCCTCAAAACCAAGTTTTGTCATAATGTCAGCAAGAATGATAGGATTTTCTGAACCTTTTTGTTTTCTAACGCCGTTCTCTGTATATCCAAAAAAGACTTTACCATCTTCAGCAGATATCATATCTATTTTAGTGTTTTTTAAATTGTACATATTAACCTCTCTATTGTTTATTCTTAATAATACCACATACAAAGTATATTGTCAAGGGTATTAATCAAAATATGCACTCTGAAAATGTGTTGATTTTCCTACGTTTCCGATGAGTTGTATATTCCAAGATACAGATGTTCTAGTTTTGTTCCCTTGTAAAGCAGGTACCCAATGATACAACCAACTAGGGAATAGATAGATTCGATTCGTTTTTGCCGTGTATTGTAATACTGTTGCGTTATCCACGTTTTTTATGCTAGATGGTACAATTACATTTGCTTGAACTTTTGGGTCTGAAAAACATATACCAGAAGTTTGCTCTGCGTCTGCATACCATACACCAGACCATACGTTATTGCTGTGTGTATGTGGTGGGTGATATTCACCTGGTTTTAAATGATTTGCCCACATGTCCGTAATACGAATATCATCAAACTCGTATTGTAATTTATCTCTAATTATTTCTTTGTTTGCTTCAATTATGTATTCTGCAAACTGTTTAAAATTTTTTGATTTATGTAAGTCTGGTTTTGATTGCCAGTTGTTTATTTTTTCTCTTGTGCCATCAGTTTTTAGAATATAAGTTTGATCATTATCGTATTGTTTATTAATAACTGATAGTAACTCATCGTGATAAGGATAAAAATTATCACATGAAAAAATGTGTGTAGGGAATATTCTTTGATGTTGAAGTCTACCTGTACAATATGTCATTTACATAATCCACGTCATTACGCTGTATCTGTTTCCTTTTGTAACTTTCTTTACTTCATGATCAAACATAAAGTTGCTAGGGAATACAATTGCTGAACCCTGCTTGATTTCTGGTTTGTATGTTTCATCGCACATTACAAACTCACCACCTTCATAATTATCATTTAAAAATATTAAAGAGGTTAGATGTGGATATCCATATTGTTGACCATGACTTTTGTAAATATTATCTACATGGTTTCTCATAAATCCACCCTCTGTATAATGATTTAATCTAAAAGCTGTATATGCAACAGGTGTTATACGAGTGTGTTCTTTTATATACTCGTCCACACAACCTCTGAAAACTTTTTTTAGAACATCATAATATTGGTCTTTTGGTGTTACCCAATATTCTTTCATACTAACACTATCGTTACCTGTGTTTTTTGTATTAGATGAAAAAGTAGAAGTATCCCACATTGCGTTTTGTTCAAAGTATGATATCAAAGCATTGCAGGTTTTACTATCTAACCTATTCTCATATGTCTTAATATATTTTGTTTTTTCCATTATGGTAGTTGAGGATTTACAAAATCATCATTCCAATTAAATGCTTCTTTAACAACATCTTTACTTAATCCTTTGTAAACTTGATGTAGTTTTTTATCTTTAGCTGCGATAACAAGTCTTGCTTCTGACTCATGCAATCCCTCTAGCATTTGAATAAACATAGTTTCTTTTTTAACTTTAGGTGTTGTTGCATCTGCACCTTCGATAAAGTGATATAGTTTCTTTGCCTCAATCGCTAGTCTTGTGTGATCTGTACCAGCAGGTGCATCGTTTGGCATAAAAGGAACATCACCAGCAGGCATCGCCCATTTAATTTTAGGGTCGAAAGATGATTTGATAACCATTCTTAAAGATGCATTGTTATGATCTTTTAGAATTTGAACCTTTTGAGATTTTGTTTTTGCTTTATGTACCTTGTCTAAAACCTCAGAGAATAATAGTGTTGCTGAACTATTATCTACGACTTGGCCCATATTATTTTTTATTGGTTCTCTTGACATTAAAAGTCTCCTATTGATTCCGTTAACTCCTTTAATCTGTTCTCGATAAAGTAAGTTAACATTTTACTTTTGTCGCCATACTTGGCTTCTTGAAAAGTGGTCTTAATACTTTGAGAGATATCACTTGGTATACATTCTAAATCAATGAGAGTTTTGTTTCTTTCGTAATTACGAATTACATTATCATTGACAATCTTACCATTGAAATCGCCGTCTTTCCACGCTTCAATTTTTTTCTTTGTTAAAGGTTTCTGTCTCAAGCCTTCTACAAATACATCATCATTGGACAATACATTTGGAATACCATCGGACGGGTCACCTTTAAGTATATGTACTCTTATATAGTCACTCGGGTCTTCACCATTTACATGTTTCTTGAGTATCGGACTATATTGAGATACGTTAGAAAATTTTTGTAGTTGTATAAAATCCTTGTCACCAGATACAATCATAATTTTTTCATTGGGATATTCTTTTACTAAAGTTGCAATTACATCATCTGCTTCTGCACCATGCACTTCAATATGTTTATATGGAAAGTTATCTTTTAACTCTTGTTTAATTTTATTTAAACAATTAAAAATAGACTCCCAATCTTTGCCATCTTTGTCTCTAGCTTTTCGTCTATTCTTTTTATAATGAGGAAAATAATCTCTACGCCAATAATGTTTTGAATCCCATGCTAAAACTATTTCACCAAAGTCTTTTACAAACTGCGTCCTATACATTCTTATAGAATTCAATATCATATGTCGTACCATATTTTCATCTACGGTATTCGACTTTTCCATATTTAATTGCATCATCAAACTAGCAACGCTAATTTGATTCATGTCAAGGATAATCATATCACCTACCTAATTTTTTACTTCGTCCTATCGGTAATTTGACAGCACGACTAATTTCATTTCCTTTTTTATTTATATACTCTACGTTAATGAATTTATTTTCTTTTAGGTCTAGTTTGTTTTGTATAGATTTTACTGCTCTTTTGAAACCTAGTGCCTCTATTTTTTCAGTAAAACCAGAATCATTGTAAAAATGAAACTCTTTATTTTTTGCCATAAATGTCTTTCAATATTCTTTTTATTATTTTAATATCTAAGACATTATAATTTAAAGTAGTTGAATTGTCAAGGGTTGTATTTACCATTATTGCATTAATAAAATCTTGTAAAGGATGTGTATATCCTTTAGTTTTCATTATGTAACTCTTGATTGTTTCATTGATAAATGGAAGATATTTTTGGAATTCTTTATTAGATAAGTCAACTTTATTATCACTTAACGATTGTATCATCTTAACACATATCGCCTCTGTTAGTTCCTCACCAAACACAAAGTCAGCTGCCATTTTCTCTTTTCTTGCCCAATCAGTAGAAGCATTAGTTGCTCTCTTCTTCATGGTCTCTGTAAGAGTCCAAGGTCCTTTTATGACATTGTTTGATTTTTTAGTATCCTCTTTCATTGAATAGTTTTTGTCTCTCTCTTTTCCACCTTCGGATACCTTGTTGTTTTCTTAGTCTTTTTTTCTCTGATGGTTTTTGAAAATATTGTTTATCTTTGTACTCTTGCAATATACCAGATTCTTTTACAATTCTTTTGAATCTTTTCATTGCCTTCATTAAGTCCTCTGGTTTATCACCTCTTACTGTCACCATTAGACCTTCATCTTTTGGAAACTTTTTAAATTCTTTTTTCTTAAATGGTTTATTAAAATTATTGAAAGCTTTAAACTGCCTTCTGGGTTTTGATTGTTCTTGTCTCAAGATGCCTCCTTGTAGCTTTTTAGTTGATTTAAGTCGTCTATGGCACTATCTATATTACCATCTTCGATGTTTTCGATAACACCAGTTATAATATC